CTCCCTCACTCCAACACGTCACCTTATCACTGTGCTCCTGCCCCATGGCCGCCGCGTACAGCCAGCTGTCGATCTTGGCCCCCTGCAAGGGCTCGGGCCAGCGGGCGAGCTTCGCGTGGTACAGGCTCGACTCGACCAGGACCGGACACCCCCACCCGGCTATCCGGGTGAGGTTCTGGTAAGTGGTGGTGGTGGTCAAGGCTCCACCCCCACTGCTGACCTGACAACCCTTTTCCGAATTAGTTGGCACCTTGACCCACAAGTCGAGCACTCTGGAAGCTTCGCTTCGTCCGGAATAAGAAAGTAGTCACCCCTAGAGGCTGAATACTCGTCATGCCCTTCGATCAAGCACCCTAGGAGCACCCCATGTGAGGGGGTTCTGGGCAAGTCTCCATAGGTTCTAGCCCTGTGCTTTGGTCGCAGGGTGCTCATGCCTCCCTCCCTTCGATCTTGGCGATGATCTCCCATGCACTCATGGCAAAGGCTGACCGCTGCTCTTCAGCGTCATCCGACCATGCGGCGTGCTGGTAGTCGGCCACAAGCTTCAGGAATGCCAACATCTCCGGCGCCGCGGCGATCAGGCGAGCGTTATCCTTCGCCTGATTCAGGCTCCGGTGGGGCGACCCGTAACACTGTGCCACGGGCAAATCCTCCCCCGTGCGGACCATGACATCTGGCCCGATCCTGCACTCTGGGTCTCCGGGCGAGTGCCGCTTGCACGTACTCTCCCTCACGAACCATGGTCCCGGCGTCGGATAGGTGCTCATGCTCTCCCCCTCTGCATTGATGGTGCTGCGGTCGGCCCCCCGGTGCGGCAGATGGGGGCCAAGTCTGCAATATGGGCTAGCGTCGGGGTAGCGTGAACATCGCAAGCGCCCCTATGTCTCCATCCTTCTCGACCTTCACCCGGACATCGCCATGGTGCCCGTTCACGCCTAGGGCCCTATGCTTGGCTCGGTGCTGTTTAGCTTCCTCATGCGCCCACTTCCGAGGAAAATTGATCCCGATACACCCACACTTCTCACATTGAATCTGCATGTGTGCCTCCTCAGGCTACGATGCGTATGGCCCCTCTCAGGCTCATCAGTCCAGGTGATACCTGGAGACCATCGGGGCCATTGCTGGCCCCTAGGTTTCGCCTTGCTTACAGCAGGGCCAGAGCTTCCGTGAGTGCCTTGTCTTTGACCGTGGCCATGCTGCCAGCTGCAACCGTTTGCACCCGAGACTGCGACCACTGGCCATTGCTCAGGATCGGGTAGCGATGATCGGTGTAGTAGGTCACGGCGTTGTAGGCGCCCCACGCTGTCCCTGGAGTGGCCCCGGGAGCACTCTCATAGGCGCTGATAAGCTCTGAGTAGCGGTCAAGCCAATGGTTCACCTGCTCCTTGTAGGCACTGGTAGGGGTCTCAGGCTTGACGGGCTCGGGGAAGAGAGTCTTGAAGTAGGCGCGGACCTCTTCGGTGGTCACCTGGTGAGCGGCGAGAGCCTTGTAGGCCTCTTGCGTGGTCTCCACCTGCTTGTGGATCAAGCCAAGAGCATCCCGTGCCTCAGCGATCCTGACTCTCATGTCCCCGTAATGCTTGAGGTACAGATCGGCACTCGTGCTCCACTTGCCCTTGCCGAAGCCAGCTGCCCTCAGGGTGTTGCGGCAGACCACTCGGGTGGGAGTGACCTTGCCCGCGATCCCATGCTTGCCGTCATGGCCCCATGCCAGCAGGACATAGTTGTTGATCTGATCGCCCCGGGTGACCTCGAAGGTGTCAGGGATACGGGAGAGCATCCAGCACTCTCCGCCATTGCCAAGGGCGCCACAGACTTCGACCGTGGCGTTGCCCTCACTGACGATGGCGTCCATGATCTCGGCAACCTGGAGGTTCTGGACTGGCTTGTAATTCTTACTGGCCATGCCCAGAACCACATTGGTATCCTCTCGGACGATGGCCCGGTGCCCCTGGATCAGGCTCGGCTGGCCATCTACCTGCTGGTACACCTCGCGCAGTCCCACAGTGAAGGGGATAGCCACCCTCACCATGTCCTGAGGTGTCTGGAGACCGTCTACCCGGGTGCCGAGTGAGTGCCAGGGAGTGTCCCCGCTGTAGGCCATCTCAACCTTGCCGTTCTGGATGCTCAGATCGTGGGCCATGTGTGTCTCTCCTGTGCGCTCTCTGATTTGGTGCTGCTAGAGCGGTGGGGGCGCGGTATGGCTAGATGCGCCCCGAGTCTGCAATCTAGTCGCTGCCTCCGAGCCTGGTATGGCGGGAGTCGGTATGCTCCCACTCGTCCTCGCAGATTGCGAAGCGCTCCCATGACCCGTTCGGCATGGTGCGGATGTAGATGCGTAGTGGCTTGTTGCCTTCCCACTTGCGTACCGTCCATCGAAGCTTCCATCCGGCCCCATGTGGTCTCATGCCACTACTCGCACGGTCTGCCCCCACTTGAACCCCCAAGCGCGGCAGACGGGTTGATGGAGGACGAGCCACAGGTAGCCGTTGGCTGTGAAGATGCGAAACTTGAAGCTAATCACAGCCCCAGGCCCATGATTCGAGCAGCTGCCTTGTCAATGCAGTCAGCTGCCTTCTCCCATTGCCTAGCCGTCACTTCGTCCTGCCAATTGGCGCGGAGGTGCTCGGCCTTCTCCCCGCAGACATGGGCAAGATCGGCGAGGACCTCAGGAAGGGTGCTCTGATCGATCAGGCTTTCGAGTGCGTCTTTGCGAGTCATCGGTGTGTCCATTCGCCTGTCTCCTGTGTGCTGCGATCTGGGCTCATGACAATGCACCTTGCGTGCCGCTTTCGTACCAGGGGGATACGAGCAATCGAATCAAGGACTTCGACGGGCGGGATACTTGGGCTCATGACAGAATGCCCGCTACCCAGCGGGCGGGGCACTCGGGCAGGATGGCGGGCTTGATAGCACGAGTGCTGCAAAGTCAGCATGTTAGCGTGCTAGCGTTGTAGCATCATGAATCGGGCATTTTGTCAGGTTGACTGTTGAAGATTTTATAACACACAGTCTTCCCTTACTTCTCAGCCACTTACACTTGTCACACACTTTGTCATACACACATTGACGCACTGCTCTGCCCCTATTCCAGACCACCAGCCACCCTCACCCCCTCCCCACCCTCTCCCCACCCCTACCCCGCAAATGATTGATATCATGAGCATGCCCAAGCGATGAGCCATCCCCTGCCCCTCTCCTGGCTGGCCCCCATCCCGAGTGGTGGGGCCCCCCTGGCCGGGTAGGTTGGGGCATGGCCTGGCATACCTAAATACACACAGATGGAGCCTTTTCCCCGCCCCCCAGCGCCCCCGTACAATGCCCCTTCGTGAGCCTAGGAGAGCCTTGGAGCCCCCATTTTCCTGAAACCATAGCTAGATAGCCCCCCTCGCCTCCACCTCGCCCAGGGTGCTAGAATCAGTCGTACCGGGCTCTGGGGCCCCCTCTAGGGAAATCAGCTAGTTAGCGGGCTCATGGAACTATTTTCGAGGTGGGGTCGAATCAGGTGAATAAATCGACGGCTCGAACAGTCCAGATACCTGTACGTCCCCAAACTGAATATACGGGAATCTGTGTCATGAGACGGGAGGCTGGAATGTGGAGAGCGGTCATCTTCTGCGAGGCCTGCTCTGACGAGCCTTGCTTCGAAGGGGGCTCCCTGACCCTCCCCACCGAGTTCTTCAGTAAGCGGGCTGCTGAGAGGGCTGCCGAGGCTTACATTGGAGACATGGATTGGGTGTTTGAGGTCTACAAACCTTGACCCTGCTTCAGTTCCCTTTAGACTGCTCCTAGAGCTGGGGCCCACATCGGCCTACCTCCCCACCCTATTCTGATGATGAAGGCTTAGCGCCGCCAGCGGTCCCAGCTCTCCTGAGAGGGGAACTCAGGTTACCCGCCCTCTAAACGATAGAGGGATTAACGGGGCCCCTGCCAGACGTTGCGGGGCAACATCAACACTCTCTCAGTCACCCCTCACCCCATGAAAGGATTGGTCTGAACTTGCCTCTCAACATCGCTAGCACTAACGAGCAGAAGGTTCCTGTTACTGCCAGTCCAATGACTTCCAGTGGTCGCCCCGCCCAGATTGAGGGGGCGCTCAGGGTCACGGTGGTCTCTGGCGACGGTACCGTCGAGCAGGACGCCGCCACCCCTCTGATGTTCAAGGCTGTCTCTGGCGACAACCCCGGTACCACCGAATACCTGATTGAGGCCGACGCCGACCTTGGTGAAGGCGAAGTTCTGATCCAGGACACCGTCACCTACGAAGTGCAGGGTGCTCAGGCTGCCGCCTTCGGACTGGCAGCGGGGCCTGCTGAGCCCAAGTAACCATGGCTCTTCTGGATGATCTCCAAGAAGAGGTAATGGATCACCGAGCCATCATGACTCCACAGCTTGAGGGTCTAGAGCGCCTAGCGCGCCTAGACCTCAAGCCCCAGACCATGGAAGAGGTTCAACTCTCCATCTCTCAGTTCCGCAGGCGCATGGACCTCATGGACGCTGCCCTCTTGGCCCTGGATAACCTCGAAGCTGACGGCTATCCCGAAGTGGATATCAGAGAAATCCTGGGCATCGCCTTCGATGACCTCCAGGACGTCAACGCTGATATCGATGCTGCTATCGCCCTCTTCAAGGATGGGCAGGCTACCCAGCTGGCCCTGACGGCTGGTGACCCTGAGCCACGTTGAGGTTTGGTTGAATGAAAAGTTTCATCGCCGCCCTATGCCTTCTCCTGGCCCCTGTGACCTCCTACGGGGCCCTCAGTAGTCAGGAGAAGGCCGCCCTGGCCCACCTTGACGCGGCCTCAGCCGCCCTCACCACCGCCGCCATCTACCCAACGGTTGTGGTGGTGGAGGTGCATACGGTCTCCGGGAACCGCGTCAGGGTGGCTGATCTCGTGCGAGACATCTCCTATGCTCACTCCCACATCAATAGGGTGCTGGGTGGGCTGCTGGGGATCATCCCCGAGACACAGTTCACCCCCCAGTACGACACCTGGAACGCCCTCCCTCGCTCTGAGCAAGTGGCATTGTGGATGAGTTTCTTGGAACATGCCGTCGAGTTCACCAACAGGGCCAAGGCTGATGCTCAGCTCCTCCGACCCGGTGCGTCAGAGTTTCTGGCTGCTCAGCTCAACAGTATCGAGTACAGCCTTGATGAGACCCTTCGATCCCTCAACGCTGTGGACCGGAGCCTCCTGTTTACTGACCCCTACCCCCAGCCTCCCTTTCCGAACGGCATCCATGGCGTCATCGGCCCCCATGGTGACGTGAAGGAAGCTCTCTGGACACTCTGGCGCTCCGGGGTGTACTGGGGTCGGGTCCTCTGGCACCTCTCAGAAGCCATCCGGGTAGGGCCTGCCCCTGTTCCAGGGAACGACTACGCCAACCATGGGCGCCCGTTCGTCAATGTCCTGGTCTCTGCTCGACAGTCTCAATGGATCATGCGTGTTATCGCTGGCGCCGTCCCGGGGGCTGACCCCGGGGTGCGCTTCTTCGACGTGCTCAAGGCCCTGGAAGAGGGGTGGAGTCACACCTACCCCAATGTCCCCTTCCAGCAGCACTTCTTGGGCTTCACCTGGCGCGATCTGCTCTTCCAGCGAGGCCGCAAGGACACCTGGATGACTCACATCATTGATGCTGATGTGATTGGGCGGGATGCCTGGGCGCATTTTGACCATGCGGTAAAAGGCATCCTTCGATTCCCCGACTGCTCAGTGCTGAACAACCCAACCGGATGCGGGGGCACGTAAGTGGCTGTCGAGCGCCGCTATAACGAGCATGGCCAAACATTGGTCAAGGACGCCTGGGAGCATCTCTCAACGCTCATGAAGGAAGGGGCCTCCAGCCTCCCCAATGGCCGCCAGATCAAGCTCACGGACGGCGAGTGCATCCGCCTCTTCCAGTGGCTGGCGTCTTTCAGCCCTCCCAAGGGTGCGCCAGCCCCCACGTTAACGAATTTCACTCTTCAAGAGACTCATGGCAAAGAGCAGGCCTAAGAAGAAGACTCCCCGTAAGCCCTGCATCGATATCTATGCCGTCTTCTGGGTTGACGCCATCGCCACCCCTGATGAAGCCAAGCGCCCCCTGAGCCCCATCCCCGCCGTCACCTTTGGCGTCGTAGAGAAGGCTGACGATGAGCAGGTTCAGGTGGCTGGAGAATTCTTCGCCAATCGGGACACGCGCCTCCGCAGCAGCCTCCCTGCTGGTATGGTCTCGAAGCTGGTCAAGGTTGGGCAGATTGCGCTGCCTGTTGAGTTTGCTGAGTGGCGCGAAGTGAACGATGGCGGCTAGCCTGGGTGTTGAAGCCCTCTTTCCGACCTGCACGGTTGAATCCTGCCCTCAGAGAGGCAAGCATAAGCACGTACTCCGTCATCAACAGGCTCTCATCGATTCTTCTGCCAAGTATGTCTGTCTCATCGGGGGATATGGGTCAGGGAAGACGGTACCGGCATGTGCATTGGCTCTGGCCCTCACTCTGTCTATCCCTCACAACCGGGGGGTTATCGTTCGCCGCTCTAACCCTAAGCTGCATGACTCCACACTGGATAAATGGCTGCAAATGCTGCATGGGGCACAGGTCGAGTACACGGGCCTGGAAAACCGTGACCGTTTTCCGCATAAATTTGTCTTCCCTAATGGCTCTGAAGTTGTGGCGCGAGAGTCTCAAAACCTGGGCCGCTGGTTGGGGCAGGACTTTGGCTGGTTCTACGTGGATGAGGCTCAAGAGGAGCCTGAGCAGACCTTCAAAGGCCTCGTCAGCCGCCTGCGGCTGCCCCACGCGGGCCGATACCTCAAAGGAATCTTGACCACCAACCCCCCGACCGACCGCCACTGGATTGCGAGGCTCTTTGGCCTGGAAGAGGGCTTCAAGACCCTTGGTAAGTCGACCTATCACCTCATCAAGTCGGCCACCAAGGAGAATCCGCACCTTCCCTCTGGCTACCTGGACGATCTGGTCGCCACCCACTCGAAAGCGGAGGCCAAACGTGTCGTGGATGGTGATTATGGCTTCATTTCTGATGGGCCTCCTGTTATGCCTCAGTTTAAGCCTGAGCATCATGTTGGCTTTGCTGATCCTGACCCGCGAGTCCCCCTCATCCGAGGCTGGGACTTCGGATTCCGCCACCCTGCCGTCACTTGGCACCAAATCGTCCGCTGCCGACAGAATGAGCCTCACTGGTTCACCTACGCCGAGCTGGATGCCCAAGAAATCGAAACCGAGGGCTTCGCAGACCTGGTCGAAGGGCTCACGAGGCAACTCTTTCCCGATTTTCAGAAACACATGATCCTGGAAGCCGGTGACGGGGCTGGGGCCTCCGTGAATGAGCGCGGTCCGGGCCCCATCCTTCGCTTGGGCCTTTCCAGGGGCTATAGCTGGCGCTACACCCGACTCTTCGACATTGACCCCTCTCTGGACTTCATCCGCACTCAACTGGAGAAGCCAAAGTGCAAATGTGGTCAGTATCTGGTGTCAGTTCACCGCAGGTGCCGTCACCTGATCGATGGATGGCTTGGGGGCTATCACTGCCCTCCCAACAGGCCCTCAGACAAGCCGGTGAAGGATGGCTTCTATGACGACATCTGTGACAGCGCCCGCTATGCGATTTGGAACTATCTGCGGCGAGAAGTCTTGGGGTTTGACGACGCCAGGGAGTACGCGCCAGCGTCCTCTCATCGGCATGCCCAGCCCTGGGAATGGATGGACCCCTACCCTTCTGAAGACCAAATGATTGCCGAAATCTCGAAGATCAAGGGAATGACTCCCGCATGAACCTGATTGACCCCTCGCTGCCCCAACCCTTCAACCCCGAACAGAAGGAAGAGGTTTCTAGGCGGCTGGCGGGGCCCATCGTGAGCATTCGGAGTCGTAGGCGCCTGCTGGAAGAGAAATGGCTCTACTGTGACGCCGCGTACAAGGCCGAGGTGCGCCCAGAGCGCAAGAAGTTCCGCAGCGAGTCCTTTGACTACTACATCCCTGTCGCCCGTCGCTCGACCAACCGATTCGTCAACCGGATGGTCCAGATGATGCTCCCGTCCAGCGATTTCTTCGAATGCTACCCCGGCGATGAGGGCAACCCCCAAGCAGGTCTCCGGGCTGACGCGGTACGGGCGTACATGAGCTATATCCTCCGTCGGAGGCTCAAGATCAGGCGCCTGGTGGCTGAAGTCAGCCGCTCCTTCTGCATCTTCGGCCGAGGCATCGTGAAGGCCGGTGTCATGGTCTCCCAGCAGCAGGTCGACTATGCCGGTGTCCAGGGCCCCCTGGAAGAGATTTGGCCCACTGCCCGCACCGTGGACCCCTTCAGCTTCTACGTGTGGCCTGAGACGGTCAGCAATATTGAGGATGCGGTCATGGTGTTCGAAGATTCCATGGTGCCTCTCAACCACTACAACTCGATGGCTGTCAGCGGCCTCTGTGACCCTATCCCCCAGGATGAAGTGGGTAACCCCGTCTGGCCCCACCACATCACCATGCGGATGCAGTATCAAGGCTTCCCCAACCCTTCGAGCATGACCGGGGCGGCCATCGATACCCAGGGCTCCCCTGTCCCCACCGCAGCCCCCCAGAAGTTCATCAGCTTGACTGAAGTCTGGTTCTACATGGAAACCGGTCAACTGGTTCAAGTGTGGCTTGTGTGGAACGTCCCCAAGAGCCCCCTGTGTGTCCGGGTCAACATGAGTGAGTTTCCCGAGATTCCTTACTTCCTGGCCCAGGCCTCCCCGATGGCAGGCGAGCAGTACACCTTGGGCCTCATGAGCGACCTTGAGCCCCTCCAAATTCTCTATAACGACCAAGTGAACCAGGGTGAGGAAGCCCGGGCCACCACCGCCTTCCCCCCGATCGCTCTCGACCCCTCGATGGGTGGAAACCGCTCAGATCAGTTTGTCTTTGGCTACCGGAAGAAGTGGATCATCCAGAACCCCAAACAGAGCGTGGTTCCAATTGAGCTGCCCGACACCTACACCAGCTCCCTCAGGGCCCAAGGGAACACCCTCCAGATGATCGATGTACTGGGTGCCAGCCCCAGGATGCTGGAAGGCCAGCCCACCCGAGGGCTTCCCAGGGGCACGCAAGCGGTCAACAGCCTCATCACCTTGGCAGCCGCCGACATCAAGGATGCCTGCGAGATCATCGAAACAGAGATTCTGACTCCTCTGCTGGCTCGCTTGCACAGGCTCTCTGTGCTCTTCATCCCCCCGGTGCAGATCATGAGAATCCCAGGCACCCAGTATTACCCAGCGAAGACGATTGACGTTAGAGAGCTAGAGGGCAACTGGGACCTGGTATGGGTTGGCAGCCAGCAGGCCCAAGAGATGAAGGCCCTCGCCCAGCAGATGAACGCTGCCGCCCAGGGCATCGCCAAAGTGGAGCCCCTGCTTAATAAGCAGGGGGTCATGATTAACTGGCCTCTCTTCATCAAGCGCATGTGGCGTGACGGCATGGGCGAGCGCGGCGTGGAGCAGATCATCATGCCCATGACCCCCCAGATGCAGCAGGTCCAGGCCCAGCAGATGGTCAATCAGGCTGGCCCCCCGCCCCCAGGAGGACCTCCGGGACCCCCAGCGGGCCCAGGGGCCAATGCGGCACAGGTTGAGCAGCGGATGAACCGGGCTAACTTGGAAAGGGTAGGCCCGTGACAAGGCATCCCACCTGGCTAGAGATCAAGCAATGCCTCGAAAAGGGTCTCATGGTGGCCCACACCGAGATGGAGGACGCTGAACTCCCCCAACTGTATCGCTTGCAGGCTGAGGCCAAGGTCTACAGGGCTCTCTTGAACGAGCTACCAGGCCTCCCCCTCATTCTTGACAATACCGACCAGGAATAGCAGTATCCATAGTTAAGGCCCTCGCCAAGGGCCTCGCGTGACAGCGAGGGGCCCACCGGTGTCCAGCTTGCCCCGACACAGGCTGGAGGGCCCGCACTGCTGGGACCCCTCGTATCTATTTTGGACTATGAGGTCACATTTGAATGTCTGACGAATTTCAGGGAACTGATGTAGACCAGCCTGCTGAACAGCCTGCTCAGGCACCGCAGCAGCCGCAGTATGACCCGAAAGCTCTCCAAGAGCACGTCACCACGGCTGTTCAGCAGGGTCTTCAGCAGTACCGGCCCCAGCCCCAATACGTCCCAGTGCCTCAGCAGCAGCCGCAGCCTGACCCGCTCAGGGATGTCTTGGCCCCGTACCTGGCTCCCATCGCCCAGTTTCTCAACCTCAAGGCTGAACTGGCGGCTGATGCCGCAGTCTTCTACCCCAACCGCCCTGAAGCCGCCCCCTTTCGCCAGCGTATCGAGGAAGTAGTCATGGATCAGGCCAACCGGGGACGCCCCATCACTCGTGAGCAGGCCTGGAGCTACCTGCGGGGCAGCGAGCTGTTTGACCAGTTGCTTGAGAAGACCATGAAGGAGCGCCAGGACGCGGCCTCCAGAGCCCGGAACAACACGATGCTGGGTCCTGGCCTCACCCGTTCTCCTGGACAGCCCATGAAGGCGGCTATCGATGCCACTGACGAAGAGCTAGAGAATGCACTGAAGAACGTCCCCTTCTAAAGGAGTGAGGGCACTGATTCATGTGGCGATTCTGCTGATGCTTCTCCTGGTTGGATGCTCCCAGGCCCGGCATATCGAAGTGGAGGCAGGCTGGAAGATGCATGGGTCCTCACATCCTGCTTCCTACGAGCACCAAGCACCTTGACCGTGAAGGCTGTGACACGCTGAGCGGTCAGCAGACCCTCTCACCCCTAGGCAATGGGCCACAGGGATGATGGGGATTGAGTCCTGAGACTGTCAACAGAGAGAGGTGAAAATGAATGCCTGATGCGGTAACAAATTTTGCAGCGTTGTCCAACGACGCTCCAAATGTCCACATCGCACGGAAGGTGTACCGACTCGCAGAGCGCGACATGGTGCTCGGCAAGTTCGCCACCCGCTTTGAACTCCCTCAGCGGTCCAGCAAGACTCTGCGGGTGACGAGGCCTCGGCGGCTCGCCCTGCCCACGACCACCCTGACTGAGGGGACGCCCCCCGATGCGGTAGCCCTGTCGATTGAGAATGTCGACGTGACGGTCGAGCAGTGGGGCCTCGTGGTCCTGCTGACCGATGTGGCGCAGATCACCACCGTCCACCCAGCCTTGCAGATCGCGAACGAGCGGTCTGGTCTCGCGATGGCAGAAATGTTTGAGCGGGAACTGGGTGCGATGTTGCTGGGAGGAACCCAGGTGTTCTTCCCGGCTGCGGTCACTGTTCGCAGTGGTCTCGTGGCCACTGACAAGCTGTCGACGGCCGTGATCCTCAAGACCACGACCGCCCTCCGCTCTCAGGGTGCAGCGTCCTTTGAAGGCGGCCTCTATGGCGGGGTTATGGCTCCGCAGCAAGAGGGTGATGTCCTGGGGACTGACACCACGTTCCAGCAAGCCAGCAACTTTGCCAATGTCCGACGTCTGGAACAGGCAGAGATTGGTGTGTGGATGGGCGTGCGATGGCTCCGGGGGAACTTCCTCCCGGTCTTCAAGGGTGTTCCAGCGGTCACCACAGGTGCAGCGACGGCAGAGAAGACACAGATCACCGCCACCGATGGTGGAGGCAGCATCACCTCGGCCACGAACTTCAAGTTTGTGGTCGTGGCTCGTGATGTCAACTCCAACCAGCAGCGGAAGATCAGCGTCCCCTCGGCCAACATTGCCTCTGCGGCAACCGGCAATAACGAGTCCTTCACCTTCGTCATGCCCTCGTCCACCAACTACCGTTATGACATCTACATGACGGCTGCTGGTGGTACCGGCAACCTCTTCCTGGTCAAGTCTGGCCAGGCAGCGGGCGCCACCGTGGTGCAGACGACTGAGCCAACGGGCACAGAGGCCATCGCCCCGGCATCCCCGGCGGATCAGATCGAGGTGTTTATCGCGTGGGTCTTCGGCAAGGATAGCCATGGGCGTGTTGAGCTGAACGGGATGAGCCTGGAAAGCTACATCACTCCTGATGGTTCCTCCTGGAGTAACCCTCTCGCGCAAGGTCGCAAAGTTGGTCACAAAGTGATGTGGAAATCGTGGATTCTTGACAACACGTTTTTCGCTCGCATTGAGACCGGCAGCGCCTACAGCGCGATGCTCCCCGCCTAAGGTCAACCTTCTCGTACCTTAGGACCTCTTAGGTACACAAAAACCCCTCGCGGGGTCCACCCACCCATTGTGGAAGACCCCGCACAAGGTTACTCAATGGCAAAGAAAAAGGAACCCGTTATCAAGTACGACGCACGCGGGCGAGAGATTGTCCAGTTCAAGAAGCGCAAGCGTGTTGTCAAGCCGTTGACCCCCGAGCAAGAGGCCAGGCGTCTTGAAGCCTTGGACCTGGCTCGTCCCGTCACTATCCGTCTCCGCTTCCGCCACTACATCAACGGCATCGTCTATGGCCCTGGCGTGATCAAGGTCCGTGGTGACCTGGCCCGCCAGCTTTCGGGCAACGATAGCCAGGCTGCTGAAGTGGAGAACGACTTCTACGACCGCAACGGTCGAGCCTTCATCATCGGTGGTCACCCCGGTAGCTACAGTAAGCACCAAGTCGCCTATGAAACATTTGACCGCTCTCTGGAGGCTGCAGCTCCAGGCGTGCGGGTTGGAGGGAAACAGTGAAGGTTACGCTGTCAAAGCAGAGCGCCACAGGCGAGGTCATCACCGCCGAGGCCGAGGGCTCATCCTATGATGACATCAGCATCCTGGAGATGTTCAAGACCGTGGACCAGAGGATGCTCGACATGAACAACCGCATCATCGTTGCCACAGAGATTGAGCGCCGCCACGGCCCCGAAGTGGCGATGGCTGTGAGGGAGGTGATGGACACGATTTTCGGCAACCGCCCCATGACGCAAGAGATGATTCAGGACGCCTATCGTCAGCGTGCTGAGGCCGATCAGCGGGCCATCACTGAATCCCGCGAGCGGCGTGGAGGCAAGCGTGGCTAAGCCTATCGACGCTGTTGTCGCGAAGGTCGACCCCTACGACCCTTCAGCGGGCTTCCTGGTGCCCTTCGTCGTCCAGCGGGTGCTCGACTCGGCTAAGTCTCAGAGCCCTGAAACCAGCAGCGAAGCCGTCGCAAAGGCTGTGATGACCCGTCTCTACCAAGGGGACCCCACCCAGTTGGTCCTGGCCCTCGTCAACGACAAGTCTCAGGTGGTGGGTCATGCCGTGGCGCAGCTTGGCATGGACCAATCCTCCTGCTGGGCCACCGTGCTCCAGATCAAGGCTGACCCTGGCGTGGGCAATGGCCAGAAGACGGCCATGGAAGCCATCCAGACATGGGCTCAGAAGAACGGGGCCACGAAGCTCGTGCTGATTACTGGTAAAGGAGACAAGGGCTGGGAAGATGAGTTTGGCTTCAAGCTCTATCGCCAGATCAAGGTCTGTGACATTGACCTTTGACGGCTCCGCCGCAAAGTTTGTGGCAGGGCCCCCAAACTTACTCATTAACCCTGATCTGACTCTGCGGGAGCATACAGAGCTATGGCCCCAGGTCTGCTTCCTCCTGAGTGGCTTCGAGGACCAGTGGCCCGAGCGCGGGGGTCACCAACAGCTTCGCAGGCTCCTGGCTCGGGTGATCTTCAATGATCCCTACATTCGTCTGACCCTGATGGTTGATGGAGATGGTGTGCTGGTGGCCCTCGCCCTCTCCACTCTGGAGTCTGAGGGCGGCAGCCGGTGGGTCTTCTGTCAGGTTGGTTACAACAGCACTGACAGCACTCCCCAGGTAGCGAAGGACTACATCGAAGACCTCAAGCAGTGGGCCCGCGATACTGGAGCCAGTTACATCCTGTGGGGCAGTCAGCGGTCCCCCAGGGCCATGTCTCGAATCTTCGGCACACAGATTAGTGCCACATTGCACCGTATCCCTGTTGAAGGAGCTGTTGTGAGTGGGTAGCGCAGGCGGCACGACGTCCATGTCCAACCAGCAGGACCCTGACCTTCAGCATCTGAACCGGATGCGGTCTCAGCAGACGACTGATCTGCAAGCTGCTGGGGGCACGCTCGCGAATTATCTTCGCCTTCCCAGCAGCCTCGTTCAGCCTTCTACTGGCGAACAGAACCTCCTCAACACCATCCAGGGCCGCCCCCAGCAGCCCCTGGTCAACACCTTCGAGAGCCAGGCTCTCGGGAACATGGATAACGCCCTCGCTCAGGCTCAGGCTCAGTACGGCGGGGCTTGGCAGGGTGGTCTTCAGCAGGGTGCCGAGGCCCAAGCCCGGATGCTGGGCTCTTCGGGTCAGCTTCAGCAGATGGGTCAGACTGCCCAGCAACAGGGTCAAGGGGCCTTCCAAATGGGCCAGCAAGCCCTTGCCCAGGGCCAGGGCCAGGTGGGACAGACCCAGCAGACCTACTTTGACGCCTTCAACCAGCTTCGTGGGATGCAGGGGATTCTGGGGGAGTCCCAGATCACTGGTGCCTTCGGTCAAGGCGACCAGCGATACAACCAGCTGGCTCAGATGGGCCTGAGTAACCAGCAACTGGGTGAAGCCTACCGGCAGATGGGCGCTGAGAACCTGTGGGGTGGTGTCCAGAACACCATGGGGGGCGCCTACAACAACGCGAGTGGCATCCAGAGCCAACTTGCAGGCCTCCAGCAGCAAGGCCAACAGGGGGCCCAGGGTATCCAGAGCGCTCTCCAAGGCAACCAGCAAATGGGGGTTGACTGGTCGAGCGCCATCGGCGATGCAGCTTGGCGGGCTGCTGGGTGGAGTGGGCTTGACACCACCGCCCAGAACTATCTGAACCTGGGCGCTGGTGCTGGGGCCCAGGGACAAGTCAACCAGCAGCTGGGTCAGTACGGTCAGATGGGTCAGCAAGGTCTCGACAGCTCCCAGCAAGCCATCAACCAGGCCGCTGGGTGGAACCCGCTGGAGACTCACGGCTTCAACTACATGAACAATGCCGCGAACCAGTGGATGACCCCTGGCATCATGGCCCAGCTCTCAGGCCTCCAGAATCAGGGCAATCAGTTTGCTGGCCAACTTCAAGGCAATCTCGGAGCCAATATGGGCCAGAACGCCTTCGAGCAGCAGGGCATGGGGCTCATGGGCCAGGCCTCAGGCGATATGGGCGCTGGCAACATCTCTCAGGCTCTCCAGGCCCTCAACCTGCAGGGCACCCAGCAATCAGGCCAGATTAGCCAGCAGATGCAGGGGGCACTGGGAGGCAATCAGTTCGAGCAAGGTGGCCAGCAAGCCCTTGCCACCGCAATGCAGCAGGGCAACACCCAAGCCATCATGCAAGCCCTCCAACAGCTTCAGCAGCAGGGCCAGCAAACGGCTCAAGGCATCACGGCTGGCTTGGGCCAGAACATGCAGCAGAACCAGTTCGAGCAGCAGGGTCAAGGGGCGCTCAACCAGGCTCTCAGTGCTGGCATGACCCCCCAGATCATGCAACAGATTCAGGCCCTAGCTCAGAGCGGCAATGCAGGCGCCCAGCAGATCGCCCAGCAGCTTCAGGCCGCCATGGGTGGCAATCAGATGGAACAGATGGGCATGCAAGCCTTCAATCAGTCTGTCGGTGATATGGGCGCTGCACAGACGAGCCAGCGGCTCCAGAATCAGCTCGGCCAGGCCTCTGCCGCAGGGCAAGGGGTGGCGGCCCAACTGGGCGCCAACCAGAACCTGACACCGCAAGAGTTGCAGGCCCAGGCCGCCCTTGGCCAGTCCTATGCTGACCAAGGGATGACTGGGATCAATCAACAGTTGGCCCAGATGAATCAGCAAGGGGGTCAGAATGCAGCCGCCATCCAGCAGAGACTCCAGCAAAACATGGGGCTCACAGGCTTTGAGCAGTGGGGACAGCAGAATTTTGACCGAGCTACTGATCCTACTGGACAGCTCAATGCAGCCCAGCAATATCTTGAGCAGGTTGTTGGCGGAGAGCTTGCCAACCGACTTCAACAGGGAGGATTGGGCGGGGTTAGAAGCGGCGCCTATGGCGAGGACCTTGCCAGAGCGGGTGCTGATCTTATCCTCCCGATTCTCCAGAACACGCAACAGCTTCAAGGCATGGCTGGGCAAGCAGGTCTCCAGGCTGGAGCCGGTCTACGCCAGGCTGGTGTCCAGACGGGAGGCATTGAACAGGGCCTCCTTGGACAACTTCTCCAATCTGGATTGGGAGCTGGACAGGTTGGCGCTGGAATGCTGGGTGATGTTCGACAGGCTCAGACAGCGGCTGGACAGGCTGGACTCGCTGCTGAAGGCCAGCGAAGAGCAGCAGGCGTCCAGGGCGCAGGTATCCAAGCAGACCTAATCAGTCAACTGATGCAAGGTGGCATCGCTGGTGGTCAGCTTGATGCCGCCATGAGCCAGGCTCAGCGCCAAGCCATGACCGCTCAGGGCCAAGCAGGTCTCCAGGCTGGTGCTCAGCAGCGTGCAGCAGGCATCCAGGCGGGCGGCATCAATGCCGATCTGCTCGCTCAACTCGGTCAGCAAGGTCTCCAGGGTCAAGGCATCCTCAGCGACTTGGAGCGAGCCCGTCAGGCCACCGCCCTCGGTGCAGGGCAGGCAGGTCTCCAGGCCGGTCAGGGTCTCCGGCAAGCAGGCGTTCAGGGAGCCGGTATCCAGGCCGACATGATGCAGCAGCTTCTGGCCCAGGGGACACAGGGCCAAGGGGTTGCTGGTGATCTTGAGCGAGCCCGCCAAGCCACTGCCCTGGGTGCTGGCCAGGCTCAGTTGCAGGCTGGTGCTCAGCAACGTGACGCTGCCCTCAGGGCAGGCGGCATCGATGCTCAGATGCTTCAGCAGATGATGCAAACAGGCCTTGGCAGTCAGCAGATCAATGAGCAACTGAACCAGGCCCAGCGTCAGGCAGCCTTGCAGGCTGGCCAGACCGGCGTGCAGGCTGGTGCTGATCTCAGGCAGGCAGGCATCCAGTCTCAGGGCCTCAATGCCGACTTCATGAGCCAACTCATGCAACAGGGGCTCCAGGGCCAACAGTTGACCGCTCAGATGGACGCTCAGCGTCAGGCCTCTGAGCAGGCTGCTGGGCAGGCGAATCTTCAGCAGGCCATGGGTCAGCGTCAGGCTGGCATCCAGGGGCAGCAGGCTCAGAATCAACTCTTGGCTCAACTGCTCCAGTTTGGCCTTGGCCAGGGCCAGTTGACCAGTGACATGGCTAACCAACAGAGGCAAGGTCAGTTGACCGCTGGCCAAGCTGGCATCCAACAGGCTCAAGGTCTCAGAGACTCTGGCCTTCAGGTTGCTGGTCTCCAGGGCGACATGCTGGGCCAGCTCCTTCAGTCAGGGGTGCAGGGTCAAGGTATCAATGCCGATGTGCTGGGCCAACTGTTGCAGTCAGGGGTCGCTGGTCAAGGCATCAACGCCAATATGGCTCAGGCCCTCATGGGTGGAGGCCTCCAGGGTATCGGGATGGGCACAGACTTCACTCAGAACATGGCCCAGAACCTCATGGGTGCGAACACCGCCAACCAGAACATCCTGGGCGGGTTGGCTGGAGACACCCTCGGAGCCCAGACCCAAGCCTTCGGCATCCGTCAACAGGACCAGAATGCAGCGCTCAGTGCCCTCGCCAGCATGTACGGCAGTCAGCTTGGTGCCCAGACTGACCTGGCCAACATCGGCATGAGTGGGGCCAACCAGTGGATGGGGAACATGGCTGACATCTACGGCACCCAGGCTGCTGGGGAGTCGAACTGGATGAACCAGCTCGGCCTCCAGCAGGACAGAGCCCTCGATTACAGCCTCGGTCTCCAGCAGAACAACCTCGGCATGCTTGGTGCTGCCAATGACCAAGCCGCTATGCGGATGGGTTTTGGAGGTCAGATGGAGGGCCGAGAGATGGACCGCATCAACGCTGCCCTCCAGGCTGCAGGAGTGGGCAGGATGTCGAACCTGGAGAACCTGCTGCGCGAGAGTGATTATGTGCAGTCCATCATCACTGGCCTTCCCGTCAGCAACCAGGCTCGCATGTACCAGACCACCCGCAATGAGCGTGACTGGGCGCAGTTTGGTGGCCAGATGCTCGGCACCGTTATCGGAGCAGTGGCAGGTGGGGTCACGTAAATGGATGAAGAGTTCAAGCGAGCAGTCTTCTTGGGCCCATCAGCCTACCGCCTTCACCTGGAAGCTGGGCGCTATGACGCTGCCCTCCAGGCCTTTGCCGCGCAACTGGCTGAGTACCCAACTGATGTGGGCACCAAAGAGATGGCACTGACACGATTCAAGGGGCTGATCGACAGTGTACGGTCTTGAGACTGGTAGCGCCGCTGAACTGGGCAACATCTCAGCCACAGGTGGCGGGTACAACCTCTGGTCCCAGTTGCTCCAGATGGCTGGTTCTGGCAACCAGGATACTGGGGGGAAGCGCCTTACCCGGGGCGCCATGGCTCTCGGTAGCGGTCTCCAGAACATGAGTTATGGCGGGGGTGGGGCCCAGGACCCTGGTGGCCGGATGCAGGGCTTCCTCCAGAACCCCTCAGTGACCCTCCCGAGGCGCCCCCAGATGCCTCAGATGGGTGTGCGGCGAGTCAACAGTGACCTTGATACCAACAGCGTCATGCAGCTATTGAGAGGGCGCTAAAAGGCGTTCACAGGGAAAGGGAGATCAGGATGGGAGCAGGAGCGGGAGCGGGAGCAGGCGCGGCGATGGGCGGTGGAGCGGGCGGGGCCATGGGGGCCCTTGGCGGGGCTGCTCGTGGCCTTCAGAGTGGCAACATGGGTGGCCCTCAGGGTGCCCAGAGAGACCCCCGCCTCATGCAAATGATGCAGGGCATGGCTGCCGGTGGCCCCCCTCCTGGGGCCCCTCCAAGCGGGGGTGGCAGCATGCCTACCGCCCTCGGTCAGCGTGGCCCAGCCCCCACCGACATGACCCCGAGGCCCAGCATGCCGATGCCGTCTCGCTTTGAGATGGGTGGCGGGGGGCAGCGGCCTCCTGACCCCAGAGCAGAACTGATGCAGCGCATCCAGCAGCGCATGCGGCCCCAGCCAGGGCCCCCGACAGGGATGTGATCTGAGTGCCCTCAGCCCAAGAGCTGTTCGGCAGGCTGGGCCCCCGGGGAGTACAGCAGCTCCAGGAACTCTTTGACGCTGGGGGCTACACCGAAGACGAGCGCGAAGAGTACATCCAGAAGATGTCGCAGGGCATCTATCAGCAGGAGGGCAGGGGGCCCATTCCCAGCTCCACCCCTCCCTTTGCCCCTTCTGGCCAATCTGGACCCTCCCAGGGGCCTCCTAGCCCCATTTCGGGGCCCTCTACGGCCCCCCAGCAGGCCCCTCAGCAGGCTCCAAGTCAGGGTTTCGACTGGCGCAATGCCCTCATGGCACTGGGTGGCGGCCTCCAAGGCATGAGTTACGGCAACCCTCGTGGTGGTGGCGGGGGTGGTGCTGGAGTGCTGCAGCAGATTATGGCTGGGAGGCAAGAAGAGGAACAGCAGAAGCGCAGGGTAGCTGATCAGCTGAGGCTGGTGCAGGAGCGAGGGAAGCTCAGTCAGCAGCAAGCTGGCGCCAAGCAGGCTCAGGAAGCCCAGTCAAAGCAGCAAGAGGCTGAGGCCTACATCGGGGCCCTGGAGGGCTCCCTGAACGCTGAGACCCACCCAGCTGTCCGTCAGAGGGTAGAGGCAGGCATCCAGATGCTTCGCAAGGGTGGAGACCCCAAGGTTGTGGAGAAGCTGGTCCCCTGGCTTGATCCACCCAAGGTCGACATCCGCCAGCATGAGGGTGTCTATGAGCCTATTGACCCCTACACCGGCAAGCCTACCCAGCCAGCTAGAGCCTTGAAGGGTCCCCAGGCCCCCAAGACCTCGATTGAGGCCGGGAGGCAGATCGACACTCCTGGTCAGGCCCCCTATGCAGGCCTGGTGTCTGAGTTCCCAGCTCAGCAGGCCCCCTCGGTCACTGAGCTTCCTGAGACAGCTAAAGAGAAGCAGCTCCGTGAAGAGAAGATGACTGAGGAAGAGCGACGGTACCAGCGCAACCTCGAAGACCGGCGAGAGGATCGCCAGCAGGCTGTGCTGGATCGCAGGGCCACCATCGCGGCGGGGGCTGCTGCTGGTCGAGAAGCGCGTGCTGAAGCCAAGAGCAATGAGCCAGTAGGCAAGGACGCTGCCCTCTGGATGAAGCGTGACGGTACTGGCCCCGTGGACCCCAGGACCCCCATGCGAGAGGTCATGGAGATTGCTGTCCCGGTCACCCAGTCAGGGGTGAATGCGGCTGCCTCTGCCAAGACCGCCTTGGAGACTCTCCAAGAGTACCGATCCTTGGTCAAGAAGCTCCTGCCTAAGAGCACTGGCGACTCAGCCAAGGACCTGTATGCGGTCCAAGGCAACAGGGCCAAGCTCTTCCTGCTGGAGAAGGCCGGTAACCCTGACGCTCGCCGCTTCTCAGCTCTCAAGGGCACCCTGGCCACTCAAGCCAGGGCCACTGGTGACACGGCCAACATCGCGGTCAAAGAGCGTGAGCTGCTGGAAAGCTTCATGGCCACCACTGGGGACACCCAGGAGTCGGCTGAAGCGGTCCTGAACCAGGCCGAGAGAATCCTCAGGAGCGTGGCTGAAGGTCGCGGGGTGCCGACCAAGCCTCCCGCTGTCACGGCCCCTGGAGAGGACAAAGAGAAGCAGAAGAAGAGCGGCAAAGGGTGGCGTGAGAAGTAATGCCTAAGTTTGAGTTTGACACTCGTGACGGCGGCACCTACACCAAGGAGTTCTCTGTCCGCCCCAGCGACGAAGAGCTAGACCGCATCGCTGAACGCATGCAGACCGATGGCCCTGATGTCCTGGAGAAGGTTGGAGACCTCTACAGGCAGGGCCGACGGGCTGCCATCGATTTCTTGTGGCCTGAGCGAGGGGGAGAGCGTGAAGGGACGCTGGGGAACATCGGCCGCCGTGCTGCTGAAGCCATCATCCCAGAGACCCCTGGGCAGGTGACTGGGGAGGCCGCCCTCCTGGCCACCCCCGCTGGTAAAGGGGTGGGCATGGCTGCCAAAGCCGCTCAGCTCGCCAAGCGTGGGCTGGTGGGTGGAGGGACGGCTGCTGTCACCGACATGGTCACTGGTAACGATGACGCTGCCCCCATCAGCGGAGCCACCACTGGCATCGGCGGCATGCTGGGGCAGGCCACTGGGGGAGCCAAGCGTGCAGTGCAGCAGAACTTCATGGGCACGGCTCAGAAGGCTGCTGATGTGAAGAGCCTCATCAATGCTGTCAGTGACGTGCTCCCAGCCAACGATTTGCGGGGCCTCACGAGCAACGTGTTTGCCGCCACCGCCAAAGGTGTCCAGAAGCAGGCCATGAACGCTGCTGACCAGGCAATCGAGAAGAGCATCTCCAAAGAGGTCCGAGATCGCACGGTGGCCTTCATGGATCAACTGTTTGCAGCGGACATGCCCCCTGAGCAGCGTAGCCAACTGATGAAGGAGGCCATGGAAGCCCTTGGGGAGGTGGAGGACCCCAAGACCCTCATGGATCAGGTGCGCCTCCGCAAGGAGGCAGCAAGAGCTGTCGAGCGGGGCGGTAACCTTGTGAGGGGTCGAGCCATCCGAGAGCAAGTGGAGAAGATTGAGAGCTATCTGACTGGGCAGGCAGGGCCTGAGGCTGCGGCTCAGTACCAAGCCGCGCTGAAGGATTACAACAAGTACAAAGCCTCCAAGGGGTTCCTGGGGGACAAGGCCCTGTGGAATCCCGATGGCACACCCAACATGGAGGCTATGCAGACTCGGCTCATGGCCAAGCCCAAGGGGTCTGCTGATGCATGGGCCGAGAGACTGGCCGCCAGCGACAACAAAGACCTCCTTGATGCCATCACCCGTGGAGCTGCCATCGGGGAGCGGGATGTGTCCAAGACCTACCGTCTTCCTTCTCTCATCGGCACTGTGGGGGCCAAGGATGCTGGATCAGCTCGGGTGGGGGCTGCTGCTGCTGGCGTCCCCCTGGGCACAGCCACCAAGTACGTGGGCCAGCAAGCTGTGCCCAAGCGAGACCCCGGCATTGACGCCCTCCTCGGGTCCATCTTGACCCGGATGGGCGGGCAGGGGTTGGGTGGCCAACGGTGAAGAGTTCCATGGGAAGGGCTTCGGGGTCGAGATCAGTGCCAAGGGGGCCCTCGTGGTCATCGTGGTCCTGGTGTTGGCTCTGGCCATCTCGCTGGGGTGGCTTCTGCTCTACATCGGCGACCGGATTGAGACTCAGATCAGGAACTCAGGGTCAGATATTGCTGTGGCTCGGCAGGAAATCTTGAATCTCGTCATGTCGACCCTCCAGCAGCAGGGCGCCGCCCGGGAGAAGGAGTATCTGTCCCTCGCAAGCAGCCTGAAGATCGTAGCCTGCTCAGCCTGGTACACGCCTGAAGAGCGAAAGGCTATCCGTCAGAAGATCGAAAAGGAGCCTGCGCTGGCTGGTGCATGGTGCCCGTGAATAAAGAGAGGGTCTCACTCGTCCGTATACTTGTACGTTCCAAGGTTGAATATACGAGTTGCGGGGTCGCTGTGTCATGAGCAGCAACCCCATCAGCAACCCCATCGCCCTGTGGCCCCTGCCTGTTACTGGGGTCATCCGCACCCTCCCAGCCCACCAGCTGCCCCCTGACTCGATGTACAACGCCAGCAACGTCATCCTGTACAAGGGGGCCCTGACCAGTCGCCCAGGGGTCGTGCAGGCTGGTGGCGGGCTCGTGTTGAGCGGGGCTGCTAACGAGGAGCCCTTGGCCACTGGGAGCCTGGTGATCGATGGGCTGGGGGAGGCCAACTCGGCTATCCCCTTCGTCATCACCGCCAGCAAGGGGTTTGCCTTCGTCTCGGGGGGCTGGCAGGACATCACCGGCAGCTCGTTGACCGTCAGCTCCCCCTTGCCCCGGACCACCCAAATCGTGTTGGGGCTCACTCCGACCCTGGTCATCACCAACGGCACCAACCAACCCAAGCAGTACCAAGGGACAGGAGTCTGGAGTGACATCGCCGGAGCCCCCCTCTGGACTGACATCTGCACCGCCACCGATCGCATCGTCGGCATCATCCCCCCGTACACGATCCAGTGGGGAGAGCAGGCCTCCCTGAGCCTGTGGCCGTCAGCGAACCGACGCATCCTTGCAGACACTGCTGGGGATACCACTGAACCTGTCGTCGCGATCAGCGGGCGGGGGGATGCGGGGATCATTGTGTACAGGAGAGACAGCATCTGGTTGGGTGTCCCCAGCGGTCGGGAGAATAGTGCTGGCATCTTCAAGTGGGTGCTTAAGGGAATCATTGAGGGGCCTGCTGGCCCCGGAGCCCGGGTCACCGTAGACGGGTGGGACTACTACATGACCGCTTCTGGTCGCATCGCCCGCTATGACGGCGGCAACCAGCATGAGTGGATCGGGGATGGTGTGTGGCCAGCGATCAACGCTGAGATTCAGCAGGGGGCCCTCAGCAGGAACAAGCTCACCGCGTGGCATGATCCCCGGACCAACAGTGTCGTGTTTGCCTACCCCAAGCTCGTGGGTGGGGTCATCAGGAACAAGGGTCTCTGTGTCGTCAACCTTCCCTATCCAGCCCACGGCATTCCCAAGATTGCCTGTTGGCTAGGGAATCTTGCGCTAGAGGTGACGGCAGCCGCTGCCTATCAATACTGGGATAGTGAGAAGAGGGCGTACCCGGTTGCAGCAATCACTGACGAGGTGACTCCCTCCTATGGAGTGAGGGGCTGGGACATCGATCACCCTGAACATGAGGCCTTTAACGCCTCCATTCAGACTCCGCTCAATCCCATGGGGGGACTCAAGACCCATCGCCTGGACTCTCTGGAGCTGCTGATCCAGAGGCTCAATGGCTTCGGCACCGCCATGGTGCAGGCTGTGGTCAGCAATGTGCTGGAGGTTGAAGGCGGGACGGTGCTGTCTCCTGAAGCCACTGTCAATCTGAACACTGCTCCCACCTATGACTTGAAGGGTGTGGATGCCAGGGGGCGGTACATGGGGATGAAGCTCTCCTGGGTCTCCACTAGCACGGTCAGGTACTACGGTGGCGTGATGGGTGGGCATCCGGTTTGATGGCTTCGCCACAAACTTTGCAGCGAGCTGACAAAGTATGAGTTTGCCGCTGCTCCAGCTTCCCAGTCGTACTGGGGATGCCAAGATAGACCTGGATTCCCTGTACAGCTACATCGGTCAGCTGTCCGATATGTTGGTTGAGGCTGGGGCGAGTCAGGCTGATCTCTTGAATGCTGGGGCCGGTGGGGAGCGGGTGTCGGCCAATGACATCCTGATTCCTCCAGTAAACTTTGGCCCTCCCCCCGCCCCCACCACCCCTGTAGCCATTCCCTTCTATGATGGGATCGGGGTCTGCTGGGACCTGGTAGCAGACCCAACGATCACGGGATACGAGGTTCGCAGGGCGGATGATGCTGGCTTCCTGCTGAATGACCAAGTGCTCACCATCACCCAGGGCTTCCAATACGTGGACAATAAGCTGGGTGGGGTTGGCGTGACCAAGTTCTACCGGGTGCGGGCCTACCGCAACAACGACACCACGAGCCTGTACAGCACCGTCGTCTCGGCCACCACCACGGCCCAGGCGCTCCAGATCACTCAGATCGAACTATGGGCCGATGCCCTCCGCACCGCAAGGAGCTGAACAATGATTGAGGCTAGGGGGAGGCCCCCTAGAACCCCCCTCATCAAAGGAGATGATGTATGAGTGAGTAATAGGCTGAACCGTGACCAACTGATCGCCAGAGCCCTGGACGAGATCGACAGTGTGGCTCTGGATGCCCATGACCGGCCAGGTGGTTCAGTGCTGGCCACCAATGCCTTCACCATCGCCTGGCTCCAGGATGGACTCGACACCTTCCACCGCATCTTCCCCATGGCCGGGAGGCTGACCAGTCAATCAATCACCCTCACGAGTACCGGGGTACTGACACTCCCGACAGACTTCATCATTGATGTGAAGGACGGCATTCTGATCCCTGAGCACAAGGTCCGGGTGCTGCGGAAAGGATTCCAAGAGTGGTTGAACTATGACCTGAGAGGGATCACTGGATCGAATGAGCCCTGCTACTACACCAAACAGGGTAATGTGATCCGCTTCACCCCTCGCCCCAGTGACACGGTGACGGCGACCCTGTGGTACTACGCTCTGCCTGCTGTGCTGGATGAGAATGATGTTCCAGACTTCCCGGATGACTGGACCCTCATTGAATACATCCGTCTCAGGGGCATGGAGCACATCAAGGCTCTCCCTCCAGGCAGCGCCCAGAAGTATGTGAATGAAGCTATTGCGACACTGAGAAGTGCCCAGCTCTTCGGTGAGCCAGAGCACGACACCTTCCCCCTAGACCCCATTCAATTCCCCCGCAATGCCGGGGGTGCCTATGACTGGCTCGGTTCCACTGTCGTAGGACCATAAAAAGGAGATGTGATCTAATTGGCTGCATACAATAAGTTTCAGCAATTCGTAGAGGACCTCTGTGTTGGGGTCCACAACCTTCACACCGGACTCGTCAAGGCCTACCTCAGTAACGCCGTCCCCAGTGCCTCCGCTGATGCGGTGAAGGCTGATCTCGCAGAGATTTCTGGGGGTAACGGCTACACTGCTGGGGGGCACGACACCCAGAACACCATCAGCGAGACTGGCGGCACCGCCACCATGAACGCGGTGGACATTGTCATCACCGCATCGGGTGGGTCGGTGGGCCCCTTTCAGTATGTGGTGGATTACAACGACACCCCCACCTCGCCCGCTGACCCCCTGATAAACTGGTGGGACTACGGGTCGGCTCTGACCCTGGCCAGTGGTGAGACCTTCACCATCGACTTCGGCAGCAACAAAATCTTCGACCTGGCCTAGCTCATGGTGCCCCTGAAGCCCATCCACATCGGCCTCATGAAGGCCTGTTGCGCCAACCCCGCCAACCGCAGCCCCTGGCAGCGCGCACCGGAGAGGATTGCCGACTCGGTATCCATCTGCCTCCGGTGTGGCTGCCGCCACTTCCACCTGAACGCTGAGCCAGGGAAGATCGGGCTCAGGCTTGGCTAACGCGGAGGTATCAACTCAGGGGGTGATCCCCTCAGAGTAACGTATGGCTGTCGGCACCCCCACATCCCTCACCTCAGGGACCAGCACCGCCAACCAGTCCACGGCCTACACGACGGCATCGGTCACCCCCACGGCCAATGTCCTCCAGCTTCTCTTTGTCGTCAGCACCACCTCCGCAGCAGCCCCCAACACTCCCACCATCACTAGCAGTGGCTTGACATGGACCCCTATTGCCAACGCCACCTACAACACCATCGCCTCCCCCGACCGCAAACTCTCGGTCTTCTGGGCCACGGGGGCCTCCCCCGGTGCTGGTGCCATCAGCATCGATCATGCTGGCCAGGCCATGACGGGGGTCAGCTGGTCCCTGTTCGAGGTGACGGGGGCCAACCTTTCCAGCCCCATCGTCCAGAGCCCCACCAATGCCAACGACACCACTCAGACCTCTGCGTCGGTCACCCTTGCAGCCTTCAGCAGTGCAGGCAACCTGGCCCTGGCTGGTGTGGGCCTCAACAATGCCCAGGCTGTCACTCACCGCACCAACTGGACAGAGATTCATGATGTTGTTGGCTCCGCCCCCGCGACCTCCCTAGAAACCCAGTACCGGCAAGCGGACGACGACGCCAGTGCCTCGTGGGGCTCGGTCACCCGCTGGGCCATGATCGGCTTGGAGATTGCCGAGGCCACTGGTGGAGCCTTCACCCTGGACGCTGACCCCGGCAGCTACAGCCTCACGGGGTCGGTGGCCTCCCTCCTCAAGACCTCTCTGCTGGCAGCCGTCACCGGGGTCTACACCCTCACTGGGGTCGCTGCCACTCTCACCTACACGCCTGTCGGGGGCTACTCCAAAGGCTATAACTTCCGGGCTGAAGAGCCCTTTGTCGAAGACCAAGGCGATGAGGTTCAGGTCGGGGGTGGGGGTCTCTGGAGCACCGCGAGTGTTGGTGCCAGTGATAGCGACAACACCGTTGACCGCCGTCTCGCTGGGAGCTGCTGGATTCAGAATACTGGGGAGCAGGGCTTCTACCCCCTCACGGTCCCAGCCCCTGGGAACTATCGGATCAAGATTGCTGCTGGGTCGGCAGAGTTCGGTTCTGCCTATCAATTCGTCCAGATTCTTGATGGTGGGGATTCTGGGACCCCTGTCATCACCATTGACCGCCCTGCTGGGTTCAGTGCCGATGAGTTCTTTGATGCCTCTGACGTGTCTCGGTCCACGACAGACTGGCCCACGCTGAATGTTGCGGTTGATGTCGAACTCACTGCGACCAATCTCGTCCTGTGTATCGGCACCCCGGATGCCGAAGCCAGCTTCTCGTACATTGCCCACGTTCATGTGCAGTCTCTGGACGGTGGGGCCTTCACCATTGAAGCCGACCCAGGAGCCTACACCCTCACAGGCTCTGCCGCTCTGCTGGAAGCCGACAGGCTCCTCTCGGTTGACCCTGGTACGTATGACCTGATCGGGACAGCGGCTGACCTGCTCGCTGGCTACCGGCTCTCGGCTGACCCTGGCTCGTACACCCTGACCGGCAGTGCTGCTGAGCTGATCTACACCCAACCCGGGGCCTTCACCATCGCGGCTGACCCTGGCACCTACGCTCTGACCGGCTCTCCAGCAACCCTGACCAAGGCCTCTACTCTTGCAGCAGAGCCAGGGGTGTACAGTCTCACGGGTGCAGCAGCCCTCTTCCCCCTGACTCGTGTCCTGCTGGCTGAGTCAGGGGTCTATGTCCTCTTCGGCTACCCAGCAGACCTGACCCATGGCTTGGTCACGACTTCGATCACCCACCTCTCGGCCTTCGGGGTGGAGTCTCGATGGGACCTGACCCACTCCGTGACCTATGTTCCTGAGTGGCGGCTGGCTCATGGCCTGGCCCCCCGCTGGACCATCCAGCACCTGCTGGGGCCCTTCGACCAGGGCCTCATCATCCGGCCATCAGGGAACACGGTGGAGGCTCTCCCAGGCTCCTACAGCCTCACCGGGGGCCCAGCAAGCCTGATCCATGGGCGGGTGCTGGCTGCTGTGTCGGGGGTCTACACGCTCACCGGGGTGGTGGCTAACCTGTTGAAGGCCACCAAGTTCTTGGTCGACCCAGGCCTGTACACTCTGACCGGAGCCGATGCAGCCCTATTCGAGCACTCTGGATTCCTGGCTGAGAGTGGGGTTTACGCTGTCACCGGTAGCCCCGCAACCCTGCTCAAGGCCAAGAGGCTGGTGGCTGACCCTGGCACGTATGCCCTGACAGGTTCTGTGGCGACCCTGAGACCAGCGCGCAGGATCGCTGCTGACCCTGGAGCCTACAGCCTCACAGGAAGTGTGGCGAACCTGCTCAAGGGCAAGCGGCTCACGGCTGACCCTGGCCTGTACACCCTGACGGGTCGAGATGCTGGCTTGATCGCCAACCAGGGCTTCCTGGCAGACGCTGGGGCCTACAACATCACCGGCAGCGTGGCCACCTTCAGGAAGACCAGTCGCCTGGCTGCTGACCCCGACCTCTACACCCTGACCGGGCAGGCCGCCACCACGCGACATGGCTACATCCTGGCAGCCAACCCTGGAACCTACACCCTCACCGGCAATGCTGCCTCACTGGAAGGAAGTGTGGAAATGATCGGCACTCCGAGGGTCCAAGGGTTTGTGGGCATGAACAACCCCACCACCCCCAACTCTCAGTTTGACCTGCGAGCGGACTACATCGTCACCCGGAACCCCAGCAACGGGATCATCAAGGTCATTGACCTGCATGGATTCCCGACCCTCTTTGACACCAACAACATCAACACATCGGGGCCTGTTGCGGGTGGGCGAGATCAATCAGGGGCCTTTGGCAACAACACCTGGATTCACTTCTATTACATCCAGAAAGATGACAACACCTTTGCTACGATCTCTAGCCTGAATGAGCCCGAGGATGGGCCCAACCTTCCCAGTGGGTACGCCTACTGGACCTATGCCTGCTCAGTCCGCAAGAACAACAGCGGCAACCTGATGCGGATGAACTATTACGGCTCCAGGGGAATGTATGACGGGACGAACGTTACCAGTTCCCTCAGAGTCCTGGAGAACGGGGTCGCCACGACCTTCACCGCTGTTGATCTCTCTGGCTTGGTGCCCCCCTTCACTCGACGCGCCCACCTGCTCGCGGTGGTGTTCGCCAGGATCAATGCTGGAGCACCAGCCCCGCTGTTCATCAGGCTCCAAGTCCCTGGAGGGCTGGGGGAAATGGCGGCGGCTGGGGTGCAGTGTCTTGACACCACCAATACCTTTGTCGAGGGGTCAGTGGGGGAGTGGGCCATCATAGAGCAAGAGATTCTCTATCGGCTGGACTCTGGGGGCGCAACCGTCGCCACCGGGGGAGCATTCCTTGACGTGTATGGCTTCACCGTCCCCAATGGAGGTGAGTAGATGGCACTCTTCAGAGTCATCGCCCCCCATGTGCTCTTCTTCAGGGTGGAGACGAGAGACGCATCCTTGAATAACATCCTGGCTAACCCCTCCAATGTGCGGCTGACGGTCTTCCGGCCTGACGGTACCGAAGAGATGACCGACCAGGCCATGACCAACGCTGCCATCGGGGTCTGGACCCTGACCCACGAGCTGCCTGAGGGGAGTCAGGTGGGGAGCTGGACCAGCAAGATCAGGATTACGGATGCGGTGGGGGACTCAGTCTTCCGCTCGGTAAGCTTTGACGTGGTTCAGTAGAACGTGGTGCTGGCTCAATGTCATGAGCCCTGGAGTGGGGCAGGATGATAGGGTCTACTGTTGGCCAGAGACCCTGGTCATCCTGGGGAGTACTCTAGCCCTCAGTGGGCTTATTTACCTGCTCCTGGGGTCTCCTAGGCTTATTTTGAGGCATCCTAGGAGCCCTCAGGGGGACACCTAGAGCCCTTTTCCTCCCCCTCTCAGCTGCCT